TGGCAAAAATAGTTGTAGAGTGTGCAGACCCTAATGACCCTGAAGCTGTTCAAGCTGCCATTGAAGAGATGACAGGTAAATGCAATATTACATATTTCAGGCAGGCCGAGAAGATGAAAGAGGCTGGCAAGGCAAAGAGTGACCTGGAAGCCGCCAAGAAGATGGCAAAGGATACAGGGGAAACGGAAACTGCTGTGAGAAGTAGGATACAACGAGGCAGAAATGAAGTTGCGCAAGGTGCGCAATCTGATTTAACTAAACCAGACCAAGTTTTCATTACAGCCTGCGGATTTGGGTGGCTTAAGACGGTAGTATGGTGTTGGTAGGCGCTGCCACATTCAATTTTAACCGTGCGCCCTGCGGATTGTGGGAGGTCGCGTGAAGGACGTTTGGTAGGGGTGGCGCTGACATGGCAGGATTGCCGCGAGCCTAAACAGCATCTACCAACTAAACACAATCCGGGTCGACCGGGGCGCACTTAATTTGTGGCAGTGGCGGAGATGGCAAGTATGCGGTTGTGAGTGGTGGCAGGATACGGTTAGATTCCGAGACCTGTTGCTTGTCATTGAGACGCAAGGGCCTGTTACAATACATCACGTGCAGGCTGTATCGGGCAGGGGTGATGACCGAGATAGGGGATGACCCAAAAAACCTATCATCCAGGTATCGAATCCTGGTCCCGCAAGGGGTGGCGGAATTTGCCACTGCCATACTAACCATTCATTTAATGAACCGTGGAGACTATAATGCAAATAATAATAGGTATAGTCATAGGTCTTGCAGTAGGTGTTGTTGTGATCGTGAACGTACTACTCGATGGGAATAAGAAGTTGAGTGAAATGGAAGAAACGATCATGCTGTTGAAGGCAGAGAAACGGGGGTAGACATGGAATTAACGTCAAATTATAAAATAATAGATAGCGGGATTTGTCCTGATTGTCATAAAAAAATGCGTGGTTCCGATTACACAGAAAATAATGGCTTTGATTGGTATTGTGATAATTGTGGTATCAAGTATCATTATCATGATGATCCAGAGCCTGGGTGCTACTCTAAGATCAATACAAAGGCTACTCGTGATGAGTACGACTTCTCAGGGGGCGTCCGGGGTAAGCACTACCGGGCCTATGCGGGCCACACGGTACGGATAACGAAGGCTGACGGTACGGTTGAAGAGAAATTGCATCAGGGAGAGGATATAAATGGCTTGCCCAAAATGTAACGGGACTCAAGGTTATTCAGCTAATGACTATTTTTCTGGTTGGGCCGAGTTTCTTGGTAGTTGGGACATTAATGACGAAGAATGCGCCACTTTTAATGATACTGTAATTGTGAAAAAAGTGTCAAAAACTGCCGTTTGTTTAGATTGTGGAGCGAGAGTCAAGCGTCCATATAATAGAAGAGGGTAGCAGGACAGTCATGCAATGTCAAATATCGATAGATGATGAAATACTTGAAAAGTACTTAGGTAGAAAAATGACAGATGAAGAATTTGCAGATCTTTGCAAAAGCGCTATTACGTCTCGAATATTTGAACAGCAAATTGAGGGAAAATCATGACAATATCAGACCTACTGACAATTAGCTTCCTGGCCCTGTTATTTGTCGCTGCTATTCTCCTGGCCGGGCCAGCACAACCTCGGGCCTGATAGCCAGATTGAGACACAACTTCATAGCCTACGTCCGGTCCCAAGGATTGAGATTGAACGGGCAACGGTGTACCCCGGTGTCGGGGCAGAGATAATTGTGGAGAGGAGAAATAAATGATAGGCATAGCGCAATTACACATTGGCGATCAAGTCCATTACCAACCAAAACATTATGGTGATAGGAAATGGGAAAACGGAATTGTAAAGGAAATGCGGGACCCTGATGGTGTGTGGGTTGTCTATAATTGCGCTGGGGAATGGCATAGATATGGGGAGTACACAGGCGCCAAAACACATTTACGAGACTTGAAAAAAGGATGGAGACATTAATCGCAAAATGAAGTCGTGAAGGGGAAATAATGATAGGCACAGGTCTGGGATACACAGATGAGGAAATCGTGGAAGGCTTGAAGCAAAAAAACATAGGAGAGTTAGACGAGCTTATCCCACAGCTTGATCCACTTTACGAAGATGAGGATGACAAAGAGTGGGCAGAAATGTTGGAGGAAGAATACCGAAACGGGAAGTTGAAACTGATACGTGTATTTTGAGGGGGGCTGATGGAACCACCAAATAATAGCCGATATGTACTGACGCGGCAGAAAGATTCCCAGGGCCTGGAAGCGTGGATAATTGATTTATACGTCAATGGCGTTTGGATTGAAGCGTCTATGTGGGGATGTGAGGTTATTCACTGGCAAGAGTTGCCAGATAGGATGGATCAAAACAAAGAAATTGCATTAATGAAAGCAATCACAGAGTTGGACATAGCCACGATTCAAGACGAGTTCGGCGATTGTGATTGGATGCGGGGCGTGCTAAACGGGTTCACCGTAGACTGTATTGTGTGGCTGATAAATAGAGTTGTGGAATTAGAGGAGATAAATGAAAATTGACTATGACAAAATAGCAGACGTACTCTATATCAGCATCCACAACAGTCCTGCTATTGCCACAGAGGTCTATGATGGGATTTTTGTCAGGTCTAACGAAGATGAGGTTATCGGTGTTACTATACTGGACTTTAAAGAGAAATTCATAGATTTCAAGGAAAGGTTTATTGACCCACCCGATACCGGGACACACCCACCACCTTTAGAGTGAAAGGAGGTTAAGATGAACAAACTAACATTGATTTATGCGTTTATTTGTGTAACAGCAATTGCTTTAGTGTGTGGACAGATAGGCTATTATCTGGGGAAACAGGCTGAAAGAAGCGAATACAGGACTGAACCAAGCGAATCAATCCACAACTACTACAGGACTGAACCAAGCAGCTTGGATTATATCACCATACCAGACGATGCGAACTTGTCCGATGGACTGTACACTCTTAACCAACAACCCTTTCCAGTTATGACGCCTACTGAATATGATAATGAATTTTACAATTCTCTTGCTGATGGTAGCCACGCCCAAAAGCTAAGTGACGAATGGGATCGTAAACATAATATAGCTGGATCTGTGGGAGGAGAATAAGATGAAACCAGAAGAATTTACGCCACTCAGTGAACAAATGCCGGAACCAAATAGATATTTAATCGTAACGAATAATCTAAACGCCAAAAATGCCTACGGTGAAATGTCTCATGTATGGCTGACATCATTCGTTATTGAACGACATGTCGGAGATTATGTTATATTTGATGCTGCTGATAGGAAAATCTTAGGATTATCACATTGGAAATACGCATGAGTAACTCTCCCTGGTGCGCAGATCCTACGGGATGCGTGGAGAGTGTTGTTCACTTCACTTCTTGCCCCCTATCTTCCATACTCGGCAATCCATCAACAACCGGCTTCTTTATCATCCTAAATGTTCCCGCTAATAACGTGTGAATCTGGTCATCCACGACCCAGGGAGTGAGCTTAGAAATAACTTTCAGCACCCCCAGGGCCAGTGTAATGACAAACCAATTCCCAGATATAAACGCAAACAAGAACTGATCTAAGGCTATCATTCTGCTTTCCATCCAAAAAGGCCATCAGCCGCGGCCATTAATCTGTCATCCCACATAGCATCAGGATCATTGACTGCCTTCAACAATATCGGTCTCATTACGGAATAGAGCGCCGACGCCACTTTCAAAATAATCTGTAAGGTCATAATTCGTCTCCTCTTTTAAATGTTAAACTCCACCTAACTTATTTGCCCATTTCTCTGTATAAAATGCGTAATAATCAGTCTCTTTAAAGAGCCCACGCTGCTTCATGAAATCCCACAGCTTTGACGGGATACCAATGACGAGCAGGTACAGCGGCCCCAGGATCAGGGATTGTTTTGAATGCCCGAACTCATGTTCAACAATGCTCATGTTTGGACAAAACAGATATCTGCCCAGGGACACCCCGCTTGCACAACCAGTCATTATGATAAGAGTCCCAAGTTTGTACGGGACAGTGATTACAACCTTTCCGAATACCCTTAAAATCAGCTTCCACAGGAAGCCTAAGAACGTCTGCGGGAGACACCATGTCCAGTGTAAGATTATCATGTTTTAATCCTTTTCAATATTGCCTTTCGCGCCTGTTCTAATCCCGGTGTCGGGACAGGTCCGCATGGGTGTTTCAATCCTTCCTCAACCATTGCCATGAACCTCTCAGCGTGTTTACCTTTCAGGACAGGCGTTGGGGTGATAGGTAAGCTCATGATATCAACGCACACCTGTCCCGATCCGAACATGACGCGCATCCCTCTCGCCGGCCACAAGGTGCCATATCGTATAGCTCCGCTTCGGTTATTGGCTTTTCTTTGTACCTCATGGCCTTCCTATATCGTTCCCTGGAGCGTTGTAGGGACTCCCTAAGCCTAACCCTACCGTTGTCCCTCCACCAGTTCCACGCGGCCCACAGGTTGACACTGGCAGCGTATTTCGGCGGCCTTGTGTATGGGTTGGGTTCTTCGTTCATATTCCCTTACACCTTAAAACACGCATAAGGTCAGTTAAAAACTCTTTATAATATTCCGGTGTTATTTCACCTTCCTGGTAACAATTTGTCTTATGGTCATATAAGAACATTTTAGGCTCTCCATTTTGTAGATAACTAAACCCAATAACACCCCCTGACTGTCTAACTAACAAAGCAGCGGGGATATCAGAATCAATATCTGGATTTTTAAAGGCCACTTCCATTATGATAGAATCGCCCTTTCGCAACTCCGGTATTTCTATCCAGTCCTCAAAAATAACCTTTGGGTCAATCGCGGATTGATAGGAATGGTCAGACGTTTTAGACTGGATACAACCTGGGGCAAGCGTTTCTACCACAGGTTCAGGGGTAACTATTGGGACTTGGGCACACCCTATAGCAAACAGTAAAATAGTTAAGATTGCGATTAGTGTTTTCATTTTAACCTCCTTCAATCATCAATTCAGCCAACTCGCTCATTCGTGTTTTATATTCCCGCCCACTGTTGGAATCCATCATCTCGTCAGCGGCTTTCTGCCAATCTTGTTTTTCAATGGCTGCGATGCACTTCTTGAATTTCAAAAACCCTTTCAGCCCGTGCCAGAATATCATTTCTCGGCATACGTCTTGCCTATCCTGAGATAGATGGTCCCACCCTAATGACAGATATTCAAAAGTCGCCCTGTGGACATCTTCTTCAAGAATCAGATCGGCTACTCGTGGGGATATCTTACAAGTTTGCCCATTCCCGAGATAGTGACCGTAGCCTATACTCCACCCGTTTGCATCCCTATAAGGGGATTCTCTAAAATCTTCATGATCTTTGAGGCGTGCTTTTAACGTTTCCATTATTTTCTCAACAACCTAAGCATCTCTTCACGGTCTCTTTGGGCCTTGGCGTAACCGGCCTTGATATCCTTTTTAATCTCTTGAATGTCTTTGGATAGATGCTCTATAACCACCTGGACCTTGATCATGTCCTCTTTTTGGGCATATTGAAGGTGATCCGCTTCTTGCTGGCTCCAGACGTTAATTCCGGTAATAAAAAGTGGGATCGCAATAACCACAAAGACTGCCCAACAAACAACCCATAGCATTTTCTTGGGGACTTTCTTATTGACGCAATCTCGTAGTTTGTTAAAAGCGTCATAATCAGGTTTACTATCCAACTCCCGCGTCATCGCTTCGTGGCATTTTGGACTCACACAATCAGGCATTGTCTGTACCTCAGCTAAAGGATTTTAGTTCTGGTTTCGACCAGCACACAGGCTGGCTGACTTGCCCCAGTTCATTCTTGGCAGAAGATCAGGACAACTCCCACCTCAAGTTTCACCGTTGCGTTTTCCAGATCAGCGTGTTTGATGGGCTCCCCGCATCGGGAACATATGAAATTATGGATCTCCGTAACCATCGAACACCTCATCCATCGCACGCTCGCTGTACCGCAACCGCAGCCAGGGCCTGAGTTCATCCAAGCCGTTGACTTCGCAGAGGTTGCAGAGGATTAGAATTGTCGCTTGGTAGTCGGTCATTTTCTCTTAACCACTCCTGCAATGCTGTAAACGACACGTACTTTAAACCAAAACCATGCGGTCTTAATTTGCTCTTTGAATGACGAAGGATCTTTGATCTTCTCGGTCATTATTTAGCAACCGTTACAGTAATATACCCTGTCTTAGTCTCAACCGTGTCCACGTCCTTCACATCCCTGACAGTTAATCTGACAGCATAGCTCCCAGGCTCCACAAACGTATGTGTGACGATAACACCTGGGGCATTGATTATTACAGGGTCTTCCGTACCCTGGAACTTCCACCTCCATGCTTTGACGTTGCCTGTGGCCTCTTCTGTGCAGGTCACTTCTAAGGGAGCTGTACCCGACACCGGGACACATGAGAATTGAGCTTGTCCAGGCACATACAAAACCACGGTATTCGCAGCAGTCGTAACAGCGGCTATTCGAGCTTCAAGCTTGGTTATCATGACACCGATAGCCGTGGCCTTTTCGTCTGCTCTGGTCTTGGCCTGCTGAAGCCTTGCCAGTCTTGCGTTGAGGGTTCGCAGAGTTGCGGGTTTGACTGTCTCTGTGGTTTTTGTCTCGTTTATCACGATATCATTAATGGATTCGACTTCGTTATCTCCAGTAACAGGGACGTAGGTTGTGTCAGCCCATGCCGTGTAGGTGAACAGCATCAAGGCCACTCCGAGTATTGCGTAGTATTTTTTCATTTTATTTCTCCTCTGTTAAAATTGTTTAATTATCACTCATAGGTGCCACCTGTCTCCATAAACTTCCACCAGCATCCCACAACAAAGTTACAATATCACCAAGCCCAAGAACAATAGCTTCACTTAATTGTGTGTTACACGCATCAGCGATTGTCACCGTGTTGGTGTCATGGCAGCCCTGAATGTAAAGAATTTGCCCGTCCATTTTGCCATCTGCTATGGCCGGGTCAGCATCAAGTACAACCGCTCCACCATTTCCAGAAACCCTAACAACTGAGAAAGCCACTACAATCGAGGCATCGTTAGCGTAGAGTGTTGGGGAAGCCGTAGTTGCAGAAGGTGTTTGAGCAATAGGACCGTTAGCGTTTAAAGCAACGAAAGGGCTGTCAGCTTGAATCGCAGGCCCAGCAGCGTTCTCCGAGTCAACGTGTAGACCGTATCCAGTGGCTCCGCCTGTGCCGTCGTGGTCTACGAACAGGGTTGGTTGGGTAGTTGAAGCGTGGTTAGATATAAGTTTAATAAGCGCATCATTTCCTGCTTCATCTAAATTTCTTTGTACTTGAAGTCCTACACCATTGCTAATATCTTGTGTCGCCAATATTGGATATATGCCTGTGATAGACACTGCCCATGTATTAGTTGAATCACTATTAATTTCAATCGCATTGGCATTATTAGCCTGATTAATATACAACCCATCAATAGCACTCGCAGGGGTGATGTTGACCTGGCCTGCGCCTGCCGCTGTGCCTACCTGTACCAATCCAGCAGAAGTCACAGTCATAGCCAACGTCAAAGTATCGTCAGCATCCGACCCGTCATTCACCTTAAACTCAATCTGACCCTTGTAATCATCCGCAGCGCCGTCGTGACTCGCCTGGATTTCAGCAAGATGCCGCTCGTTAGTGTCCGCCTTTTCCCCTGCGAATATCAGCCTTGACTCCCTGCCACCGTCTCCATCCTCTTCCGTGTTGTTGTGCCAAAGTGTGTAGGGGACTGTGGATGTTAGTTCTAATAGGGTTTCGGGGGCGATTTCGTTTATGCCTATACTTGTTCCGTCAGTACTCAACGGACTATCGGCCAAACCTGTTGCATCAGCAACATGGTACGGGATATAGGTGTCAGTAAGCCCGGTGTTTTTGGTGGTGACGAAGGTGGGACTATCCCCTGTTCCGACACCAAGAGATGTCGCCGCCGCCGATGCAGTGCTCGCATTTGTTCCACCGTTGGCAACAGGCAGTATCCCTGTAACGCCTGACGTCAGAGGCAACCCGTCGCAGCTTGTTAAAGTGCCTGATCCTGGAGTCCCAAGAGCCGGTGTAATCAGTGTTGGGCTTGTCGAAAAGACAAGATTTGTGCTGGTTGTTCCGGTTGCGCCGGATGCTGTGTATCCTGTAATGTTGTTGAAGGATGTGATTGAAGCGGTACTGGCATTCGTTCCGCCATTGGCTACAGCCAAAACCCCTAAAATCGTACCATCGGCCCTCGTATATGACATACACCGCCAATCAGCGGCAGCGTATTCGTAGAAGATTGCTATGTCCCCGGCTGCGGTCGTAACGTTAGCTGCAGTCGGCATGAACAAATCGTTTGAATGGGTAAGTTGCAAGATCCCGTCAAACTGAAGTGTTACGAAAGTCCCAACATCTTTTGTAGCAATCGTATTGATTGTCGTGGTCCCGGTAATGTCGAAGAAATTACCGTCCCCAAGGGTCATAGCGTTTGCGCTTGCTACGTCTGAGCCTTGCGCGGTTTTGAGGGTCCCGGTTATACTCAGATCACCATCCGATTGACTTGACACCATGTTAATCGTACCGGCTCCGGTATTGCCACTTGCAGCCATGATATCATCAAAGTGTGAGGTAATTGTATTTCCTGTCCCAATAGAATAGCCATAGTTAGCTGCGGCTCCAGCACAATGAATATGGTTAAAGCTCGTTGTAATAGTCGAAGTGGCTGTGGCTACAGCGTGTATTCCATAGGTTCCAATGCTTGAAGCTCCTGCCGTGACATGAATAATATTGCTAAAATACTCATGAGTTATGGCATCACCACCTACATATCCGATACCACTAACATACTGAGCCTCATCACCTCCAGCGGTTGAGTCGGTTACGTCAATAACGCAACGCCTCACTTCAGTTGTAGCTGTAACCAGCAAATCAAACACAGACGCAACAGCCAAGGCTCCGTCACTTGTGGTTATGGTCGCTTTAACAATGTCACTTAATACAATAGTGGAATTATCGGCACCCTTGAAGGCAGCTTTAACTCCAGTTGCTACTGAATCCCCAGGATGGGTGTAGGTAAATTGGCCGATTCTTTGCTTGAATGTGCCTGCTCCAGTAACATTAGCAATTGCAGGCTGGTCAATATTTTCATAATCATAGGTATCAGCAACAACCATTTGCAGGTTACAGAACTTCGCCATAAACGAGCCTGTAGAACCTGTGATAGTATCCACATCAGAATTACAAGCTGTGACCCGGATAGTCATGTTTCGCATCTGAATAGAGGTACGGGTATTGAAATCTACAACATTCGCATCGGCTTGTTGAAGGATAATGTTTTGTGACTTACCCATTCCAATGACTGTTACGCCATTCGCAGCAAATGTAATCGTATCGGTGTAAGTTCCTGGATAGACCAGGACTGTTTGATTTGTCGTGGCCGCAGCTATGGCTTCAGACATATCATCGTAATCCCCGCCGGATGTGGCAACGGTTATGGTGTCGGCATAGGGGGTTACGAAAATTCCCGTTACAGCCGTGGTTCCCGCAACAGAATCATACTTAATTCCCTCGTTATCTAATGCTACCCAGGTCGTACCGTCACATGAGAACATCATACCCATACCGGGGCCTAACGTGACAATGGTAGCCGCCGCGTCATCTTTAATGGTGATGTCCTCACCTGCGCCGTTAGCCGCATTGTATATAAAAAATATCAGATCCGTGGAATCTACTTCAGCGGGCAGGATGCCATCCCGGTCTGATCCGTCGGGGTCCCATTTTTGAACAACCAAGTCCGTGACGACAAGAGTTTTGGTCGCAGCCAGGGTTTCCACGTTCTGATCGAACTTTAAACTATCTGCCTGTAGCGTATCGACATAAGCCACACCGTCAATGTGCAGATCCTTCCATTCAAGTCCAGCCGCGCCCAGGTCATAAGCATTGTCAGTATCCGGTATTAGGTCGCTATCAAACGCCGCCCAGTCAAACCCCAAAACCCGGGGTCCCTCTGCGTTTGCAATACCAGTCATCAGGAAAAATAAAGCTGCAATTATTGTAATCAATCGTTTCATTTTTTTATACCTCCATTTTTTGTTATCCAAGAGTGCCGTAATGACTGCTTAGAACTATCCATCCATCCGTATCAGTCGTGTTGTAAATTAACGTTATACTCCCCCCGGGATCTGTAAATGTAAATTTTGTACTGCCATCCCCCAGTAAGACGTGAGGCGTGATTTTCAAACTATCGCCCGCATTGGCCTTATCCGTGAATACTATGCGCTTTATTTGACCATGTGTTCCCGCTGCAACCGTCACATTGTCCTCATTTGCGTCGCCGTCAGTCGTTACCATCGAAATGCCAGTGCTTAACGATGCTGCAACGCCCGCATTGTCAGATGTAATATTCTCTAACGTACCGACCGCAACTGTCCGCCTTGAATTAACACCATCGTGATCATGCCCGTCCAAATTGTTTAAAATGTCATGCAGAATAACAAAAGTGTTCCCGATTGCCACGCCATCAGAAGACATCGTGTCACCCGTACAGGTCAAGGCGTCTGCGGTATTGCTGTGAATATGGTATGGGTTCCCGATTGCCGGACCTGAGGTTATAATAACCGTGTGGCCTATATGAGCCGAGGCAGTAAAGTTTGCCGTATCGGTCAAAACATCTTCCGCGATTGCTGTAACTGTGCCCGTGACATTTGTGCCGAAAGCAAGTAAGAGCGTTGCCTCCATGTTTTCCCTGATCTGCGACATAAGCTCTTCAGATCCAGGACTGTCCGCATCTGTTTCCGTTGCCAAAATCGTTCTAAGCGCTGCGATTGACCATATTGTCATGACGCCTCCTTATGGTAATAATAAATAAGACCTGTTTGCAAATTCCACAACTTGCCCTATATCTTGACTTGCATTATACGCATCTGTGAACCCTGATGTATCAACGTCTACGCTGAATGTGTTGTCATTGATTTTCGTTATTTGATATTTATTGGCATTCAACGCATTCCATTCTGAATCTTGCACGATGTTATCCATAATGATGTAGTCATTTGTACTAAGCCCATGCCCGGTCAAAGTTACGACACAGGGATCGGCCTTCGATAATCCTTCAATAGCGTTCGTTGCCCTGCCGCACATAAAAAGTTTCTGATATTCAGTGAGGTTCGTATACGCTGCAAACTGGATCACCCACCCCGCCGACGGGGTTGAACTAATATCATCACATCCAATGACGCCCGTAGTTGTGTTTATTGTCAGGATCGTAACGCTTGCCGCCTGGCTTCTCATCCCGGCATCGAATACCTGACACTCCCAGCCAACCTTGTATTTTGCTGCGTCCGTAGTTGATACGGTAAATAATACACCGGAGGTCCCGGCTGTAACTGTCATTGTGGGTGAGATTGACGCATAGGTGCCGAAGCGGTCGAACCCAGTATCCAGGAACTCAAATGAAACTTGACCTTTTTTCCAATTTATCGTGCGGTTGATTACCTCCATCGGTCTGTTAGCTATTCCCCGGGCCCCCGCTTCAATGTCTGGAATCAGCGTGTGCGTAACCTCGACAATATCCCCAACCTCTGACAACCAACGACTGAAAAATGTCTTACATTTTATCTTCAGCGGCGGGGTGGCAAAACGAGAGAATATTGAGTTTTTCCGTTCGACAATAATTCCCGCAGCGTTTAGGGCAGTCGTTAAGCCTTTTGACTTAATTGTAATTGGCTTTTTCCCTGGGCCTCTATTATTTATAGAGGTCCCCTCTGCATAAAAGGCGTGGCTATCAAAATCCTCGTCTACCGAATCCCAATCGTAGAACCACTCAACTTCATTCACAAGCGCCCCCAGATTCGCATCCCATCCTGGAATATCGATAATTACATCCTCATTAAATGTTTGCGTCGGTGACATGGGAAGCGGTGGCTTGGAAATCTTAATCGTAAACCGGCCCTGTCCATCAATTACCGGGTATAAATTGAGTGGTTTTAGGATCTCTTTTTCAATCCAATCCTTTGCTGTGGTTCGTTCACTGACCGTAAAATCCATTTTAACAGACGCCCCTGGGTAATAATCATCCCGGATTTGCTCTATGCCCGTAACGTCTATAAAATCAACGTCAAGGCCAAGGCCATCTTCTGCGGCATACCAGTCATAGTTTCCGTTTGTACCGTCCCCTGTTGAGGTGAGGACCGCCAGCAGGATATTAATTGCATTGCCGGAAAACTCTACCTGTGCATCTTCCGCACCCCTGAAGATTTTCCGCTGCATCCATCGCTGTGGATCTGTAATCGATAGTCTGTATTTAAGGCCATCACTGGACAATGACATGGCAGTAAGCCAGCCGGTCGTGATTGTAATCAAATCAGCCTCCGCCATTCCAGCGTATCCGGCTTTTATCGTTGTCTTTTTGCGATGGAAATAGTATGTATCTGTTGCCCACAACGCCGTTAGCGCATCATTATAATCTAATAACTCAAGCGTAATCCCGCCAATGCTCGATCGGCCCTCTTCCGGGGTTATTTTTTGAGTTAGTCCTGAAATTGATGTCAAATATTGCGCTAACGTATTGTCAGGGGTGGTGGGTTTGTGATTGCAATAGTCCGTTGTCTCACCATCAAAATGCACAAGATAGAGGGGTGTTTTATAGTCTAGAGCATGTTTTGTATCAAAATTGGCGTTAGTTGATAACATTATAGATTTTCCTGGAATCTAAACGTGTGTGAGTAATAACTACCATCTTGGTCAGGGTTGAACTCCTTATCGAGGGTTATAACAGACGGCCAATAATCGGAATGCCGAAAAATATCAGTTGCCGTATACGAATAAATCAGACTATCAGTCGCCACAACTTTTACCCCTGCATCGACACTCGCAATCACAACGATCTCATATTCGTCATCATTATCAACCGCCCGGATTAAACAGATATCCCCTGCCGTAAATCCGGTTGTGGCTGTGAGTGGGATGTTTTTTTGACTTGCCGCCGCCGCCCCGTCAAGGGTTTGGTTGGTTGCCTTGGCTGCGGTTCCGGCTACCGACCAGGCTTGTCCCTGTCTGGCCCATGCCCACCAAGGAATAAAACTTCGATATAGTGCTTCTGTCAGATATACGTCGAGCTTAATTTCCTGAATCCCGTATAAATTAATCTGTTCTGTTTTCCCGGACCCTGATTGTGTTTGCTTATATGATTGTCTGTAACTTGTTCGGATTCCCTCGGGTCCAATTAACGGATTAATTGTGACGCTATTATATATGATTGCTAATGCCATTATGCTAATGCCCCCGCCGTTTTTGCAGATGTTGCTATCAATCGCACTTCAGATGTTTCAACTGCCGCGCTGATTTTTTCAGCTAATTTCTCCAGATATGCTTCATCGCCGATCAGGTCTCCTTCGATGTTGATGGTTAGGACTGAACCAGTTAATGCGGCTCCTGTAGGCATCCCTGTGGTTGGAGAAACCGCATAGGTTGGGGTTGCCCCCCCTGGCGATGGTTGACCGCCACTGCCTATACCAACGCCTGCTATGGCTGCAATCTGCGCCCCTGTGGCTGCAATCGAGGCCGCCATGTATGCAGCGGCTATTGCCGGAGCGTATGGAGTGCCGACTTCCATGCCAGCCGCATAAGCAGCTACCGCCGCCTTATAACCCGATATGATTGCTTGTGCTATAGAAATTGCTTTAAATATGGCGAACATAGCGGAACTTTGGCCCGAAAACTGCCTGAAAGTCTCCGCCAAATTATCTAAGAAATTCTTCCGCGCCCGGTTCTGGATCTTTATTTCTTTTATGGCTTTGTCTTCTTCTACTTGGATGCTTCGTTTTGCGTATGCTTCCCCCCAGCTTGCCTTTTCTTCTGCCATCAATAGCCAATTATCAAAGACAGCGGTATCGAAAGCCATTAACGCTTCATTCTCTATTTGCTTTGCCTCAAGGTTTGCGTCTATAACGTCCTGCTGTGCAACCATAATATCAATTTGAGCCTTCTCCCATTGCTCTTGGGCTTCATCCATCGCATCTTCTGAAGGAAAGGGCATAAGTGATTGTGTGGGTCCCTGTTCGCCTGCAAATGATCCGGGTGTTTCGGGCATCTTGGGCATTTGTTGTCTACCAAAAGGCCCGTGTTGACCTGTATCTAAGAAACGTTCTCCACGTTCTACAATCTCTTCCAATTCTTTAAAATTTGCCTTTGCGATTTCACTGAAAGAAACTATACCCCGGGAAGCCATTGCAAGAGCTTTAGCTAAATTCTCGGCCCATGTAGCCATGTGAGCCATGCCCCCTG